GAAGGGTCATAATTTAGAACTGCAATTACTTCATGGATTACGGACATAATCCCCCCAATAAAAAAGGCTGCGGGTTAGGCAGCCTGTTCTGTGGTTATTTTTCCTCTTTCGAGGATGCTGTCTATCATCCAGTCGTAGCTGCAAAATCCTTTGCTACCTTTGATAGCTGCGTTTTTTGCTTTTACACCGTCGACGATTTTTACCGACACGCCTGCACCCCAGCCATCACCAAAGTTGTAGTAGTGATAGTCGCCGTCTTTTACGTGTTCATTTCCTTTTGAAGGCAAGGTGCGAGCTTTAACGAACCTGTCGCGCTCACCTGACCATCCGCCATTCCATGAGCCACGGTTTGGCATCGACAGCTCGAAAATTGCGTACTTAGCCACTTAACTCTCCTTTGGCTCATCAACGAGCCGTTACGATGTCTTTAGATTTGCGATAGCCAGCTGCGATATTCGCTTACTGGAATATGCCGTTGATCTTCATTAGCTTTTCCTTCATTAACTTTCTGGCTTCTACCGCCTGCTCAATGCTGTCGAAAAGTCCAACGTGAAACCTCTTTCCTTTTATGCTTATCTGAGCCTGCCACTTACCGGCTTTCTTCGACCAAAAAACTCCTGAGTGACCAGAAGTGTTCTTTTGGCTTAATCCAACGTTATGTCTTTGCTCCAGGCGACTCGCTTCACGAAGATTTTCAATTCTGTTGTCATCTCTAACCCGATTGATGTGGTCGATGGTTTCTTTTGGGATAAAGCCATTAACCCAAAACCATGCAAGGCGATGAGCCTTTAGTGGATGACAATTTACGTTTATGACTACGTATCCATCCGCATCTAGGCTTCCTGCCACATCTCCAGCTTTCACGTTCTTGCTATCCCTTAGCCAACGAAACAATCCTGTATCTGGGCAATATGAAAGGCGTTCCTTTGCGCGTTTGTACATGTAGTCTCGATAACGACTTCTCATTGCAATATTCTCCAAGAGAAAACATTGAAATGAATTCGCTAGTGAGCAGCATTGCCGTTCTTCCTGAACCCGCCGCGCTCCCGACGCATGGTTTAATGTCGCGCCGTTCGACATGGGTTCATTTAAAACTATAGTTGTAATTATGTCAACAACTGTGGTTGTAAATAAGCTGTTTATGGTTGTTTTGTGGTTGTTTTGTAAGGCAAAAAAGTTTTAATTATTTTCTACAGGCAATAAAAAACCCGCCGAAGCGGGTTCTTTAGAGGGAGGATTTATACATCCAAAACTGACCACCAGAAGACTCGTCCCATTACCTCTACTCTTTCCTCTGGGATTTCTTCATCGGCGTACTCATCTCGGTTGAAGCTGCGTATAACAACCATTCCGCCGGGCTTTCTGTACAACTGCTTAATGCGCTTCAGTCCGTCCTGGTTGATCGCGTACAGCTTGCCATCGATGATTTTTTTATTGAAACAATCCACTGCCACAGTGGTTCCGCTTGGAATGATTGGCTCCATACTATTGCCATACGCAGGAAAGCAAATCACCCCCTCGCCACTGGTATCAGCACCAACCTTGCGAAGTGTCGACTTAGAGAAACGAAGCATAAACCCGTTGTTATCCTCTTCCGCAAAGCTACCGTCACCGGCAGCCAGCTCAATATCCTTGTAATACGGTACCTCTACTTCATCTGAGCGCAAAGGGGTTGTGCTATCCCAGGGATCGACGGGCACAACATCATAGCTGCCCGGTATTTCACTCACGCGGTTAGAGGATTTCATCTCGCCATTCTCATCAGAAAGCCATTCGGGCCTTACATCCAATGCTCTGGCTATCTCAACTAGCTTCGTAGAGCTCTTGGCTTTACCTGAAGTTAGCTTCTGTATTGCTGCTTGTGACACGCCGATCCGCTCAGCCAGAGATGCCTGAGTCACGTTAGCGTTGCGCATAGCCAGCTTTAGTCGTTCTGCAAGTGTCATTTTCATGCCGCGCAAAATACAACCGTAGTAATACGCCGTCAAACAACTAAAGTGTTTGCAAAATAACAACCATAGTTATATATTTATTTCTGTATTACAACGGAGGTGGTTTTATGAACCAAGTAATTAAAACTGCCATTGCCATTGTCGGTACGCAGAAGGGTTTGGCCCAAGCGTGCGGAGTAAGCCAAGCAGCCGTACAGAAATGGCTGCACAACAAGGCAAAGGTAGCGCCAGAAAATGTTGCCTCTTTAGTTCAGGCAACCAACGGAAAGATTAAGCCGCACCAGATAAGGCCTGACCTTCCAAATCTTTTCCCGCATCCAGAAAAGGCTGCGTAGTAAATCAAGCTTCAACCGAACGGCCCGGTATATGGTCGGGTGCCCGGCGTGGTCAAGGATGACTGTCAATGGTGCACGTTAAATAACACACATTTTCTTCAACTACTTAACGTAAGGAATTCTACGTAATGGACATTACAAGTACCCGCAAGAAAGCAAACGCAATTACAAGCAACATCCTCAACCGCATAGCGATGAGGGGGCAGCGTAACGTGGCGTCTGAGCTGGGTATAAACGAGTCGCAGATTACGCGATGGAAAGACAGCTTCATACCGAAAATGAGCATGCTTCTGGCAGTTCTGGAATGGGGCGTGGAAGACGATGAATTGGCAGTACTGGCAAAGCAGGTAGCCAGATTGCTAACAAAAGAAAAACCTCAAAACTGCGGTAACAGCTTCGAGGCCTAGTATCGAAATATGTGCAATTTCAACGAGGTAATTATGACACAAAAGCATATTTCAGGGAACTACCTGAACCACAAAAACCTTGCCCGTCTCGACTTTCTCATGAAGTGCAATCCGGCTATCGGGCCGAAATTGCGGGAGCTGTTTGAAGAGAATAAAGCGAAGGAGAAGGGCAAATGAGTAACGTCAGAAGTCTGGCTGAAGCGAGAGAGGCCAGAAAGAACCAGGAGACACCGCATCATGGCGGTAAGGGGTATGCCTTGCTGCACCGTAAAATCAAGGAGCTTCCCTTCTACAGAACGGATTCTGAGGCTGTTCACCTGTGGGTTCACATCATCCTGTCAGCAAACTATGCGCCGGCGCCAGTTAACACAGAGTTTGGAGAGATTCTGGTTAACCGTGGCGAGTTTATTACTGGCCGTAACACGCTGGCAGCTGAGACAGGAATCACTGGTGATCGTATCAAATACCTGCTCAATAAGTTCGAAAAGCTGAGCATGATAAGTCGCATTTCAAACAGGAAATTCACCCGGATTTCAGTCACAAAATACGACGATTATCAGCCAAATTTTGTGCCAACAGAGTGCCAACAGAGTGCCAACCAAAACCCGCAGCCAGTAAGGCTCTCAGGTGAGGTTGTGCCAACAGAGTGCCAGCAAAGTGCCACAAACAATGAAGTATTAAATAATAACTCAATATCTAAAGATATTGAGTGTGCAACTGGCGCCGCAAAACAGGCTGAACCAAAGCAACGGATTTCCTGCGAAGAAGTCTGGCAATGCCTGAAAGAAGAACTTCCGGAAGCCAGAGGCTGGAGGGTGATGGACGATACGCGCCGCAACCTGATTAAACGGTTCTGGACAAAGGCCAACAAAATTGCCCGCCAGATGGACAACGGTCAGCCTCTTACCATGCAGGGCTTTCGGGAGTATCTCCAATACATCAGCGCCAACTGCCGCTGGATGCTGGAAGACCGCCCTGATAACCGCACTGGCAAGACATGGCGTCGCATGAAGTTCGACAGCTTCCTGTCTGAGAAGCTTTATCTGGAAGTTCGGGAAGGAGACAAGGATGACCGCTGATTACAAAACCCCGCCACACAACACCGACGCAGAGCAGGCAGTGCTGGGCGGCATCATGCTGGATGGTGGTGAAGAGCGAAGCCAGAAGGTGCTGGCGATGCTGAAGCCGGAGAGTTTCTACAACAAGGCTCACGGCGCCATCTTCGAAGCTGTGCGTGACCTGCTGAAGCGCAATCAGCCGGTAGACCTCCTGACCGTATCCGATGAGCTGGGGCGTCGCGGATTACTTGAGCAGGCAGGCGGGTTTGCCTACCTGGCTGAAATCAGCAAGGGTGTCCCGTCAGTAGCGAATATCGTTCACTACGCGGCCGCGGTGCGTGACTGCGCAATGGAACGCTACGCCATCAGCAAACTGGCTGAAGCAACCGAGATGCTCTACACACGAAACACCATGAACGCGGTTGAGAAGCTGGAAGCCGTCAGCACCCTGACCAGCCAGATTAGCGACTATGCCAAGACCGGTAATCGTCGCGGGCTTCGTTCATTCGGTGACGTTATGGATGACTGGGTTACCGAACTTGAGAAGCGTTTTGACCCATCAGGCCAGAGTCGAGGGCTGAGTACCGGCATCCCTTCTCTTGACCGGATGTTGTCACCGAAAGGCGTGGTGAAAGGGTCATTGTTTGTTGTAGGCGCTAGGCCTAAGCAGGGTAAAACCACGCTATACGGCCAGATGGCAATCAACTGCGCCGTCAACGAGAAAAAGCCAGCCTTACTATTCAGCCTTGAGATGCCTGATAAGCAGATCCTGGAGAAGCTGGTTGGACAGAAGTCTGGCGTAAACCCGAATATTTTCTACATGTCAGCAACGGAGGAAGACGAAGAATACCAGGGTAACTACGACGAGGATTTCAGTAAGGCAATTGCCACGGCTAACCGGTTACGGGAAATCGACATGCTCTATATCGATGATACGCCGGGCCTGTCTTTGGCTCATATCGTTGCTGAGAGCCGCCGAGTTAAGCGTAAAAAGGGATGTGTGGGCATGATCCTTGTCGATTACCTGACTCTCATGACTGCGGAGAAAGCTGACCGTAATGACCTCGCCTACGGGATGATCACAAAGGGTCTGAAGAACCTGGCGAAAGAGCTGGATTGCGTTGTGGTGCTGCTGACCCAGCTTAACCGCGAGCTGGAAAAGCGCGTCAACAAGCGACCACTTCCGAGCGATTCCCGCGACACCGGCCAGATCGAACAGGATTGCGATTACTGGATCGGCATTCACCGCGAAGGGCACTATGACGAGACTGTTCCACCTGGGGAAACAGAGCTGCTTCTGCGACTGAACCGCCATGGCGAAACTGGCACGGTTTATTGCCTTCAGAAAGATGGCGCAATCTACGATATGGACCAGACCACGGCACGGGCGGAGCGTGAATCACGCCAGCAGTCCGGGAAAGCACAGAAAAAAGGTGGATTTTGATGGACTACAGAATTAGCTACAAGGATTCCGTCGAATACACCGACGCGATGGAGTACCTGATTAAGCACTTCGACGAGTTTCCGGCAAAAGTGCCACAGGGCGGCCCGACGCCTGAGATTTCCGTCGCGTACCACAAAAATCACCGGTTTGTACTGACGCCAGAAGGCGAGGTTGTTTTCGGTAACTGTATGGTGCCTGGCATTAATGCCGCAGAGTTCAACGACTACCGCCGCAGCGTCTACCTGATGATGCACGACAAAGGGGAAGAGTGATGAGCTACGTATACGAAAGCCCGATAGCTAAGGGGTATATGAAAATCCCTGTGACAGTCAAAAAACACAACCAAATCTTTCCCCTCCGGAAGCGAAAGATTGGCGCCAACGTTGAGTATTACTACCAGCCTGAAAGTGAAACGATGAAAATCCAATACTTCACGTCTGCATGGGCAAAGGCAGCGATCATCACCCTTGGATTTATCCCCTCAATATTTTTGCAAGGAATCCCACAAACAATTCGCGACACCGCTGACCTGATATACGAGCGTAGGCGCGGGAAATTTGTTGAGGATACGTTGTGGCTAGGGCATGAAAAGCCGCACAAGGAACTCGCTGACCATCTGTCCCGATACATCGAAGGAGTCACAAATGAACAAGCTAACCGCTGAGAAGGCTCGGCACATCCTTGCGGGTTTAAAAGAGAATGCTGAATACGCAGGGCCAAGTATCCGCGATGAGTACATGATGCAAGCCTTAGAGATAGCCCTGCCAGTGCTGGAGCAGCAGGAGAAGGCAGCCGGCAAGCATCAGGAAGGAGAGTGAGATGTGCAGATAGAAATGATAAAGAGTGCAGGCGGCGTCTTTGTCCCTGCGTTCGACCACGAATTGCCCCGCCTGGAAAAATTTAAAAATGGCGAACAGTACACCCTCGAAGCAAAGCTAACCCGTAACCCAGCATTCCATCGCAAAGCCTTCGCATTCTTCAATTTCTGTTTTCAGCACTGGTCAGCCGACAAAGCAGGTCTGGAGCATGTTGACGAAGCCACTCAGTTTGACCGGTTCCGCAAAGACCTGACCATTCTGGCCGGGTTCTATGAGCAGACAGTCCGGCTAAATGGCGACATCAGGACAGAAGCGAAAAGCCTGGCTTACGCAAGCATGGAGCCGGACGAGTTCGAGCGGTGCTATTCAGCACTGGTCAATGCTGCCATAAAGCACGTTTTCGCAGGCACGAAAGACCAGAACATCATCAACCAGCTTTATTCATTCTTCTGAAAAATACATGACCACATTCACCGATATAGGCGCAGCCATTGATGAGGCTGTGTGGCTTGCTCACGTCTGTCAGAAACCTCACTGCGTATATCAGCGCAGCGCGACAGAGATGGAAGTGGGCCCATATGACCCGACACGTTACCCCATGTACACGACAACCCGGCAGGGGGTCGTAAACACTGAATACAGGAGCGCAGCATGAGACTTCCACCGAACCTGATGATTATCGACAGCGTACCCAGAAACAAATGGTTTACCGCGACAGAGATTAAATACCTCGTTGGCGGCAAATACGGCAGTGTCCACTTATCCGTCATTACCTCGGCGCTGCATCGCATGGCCGATTCAGTAAACGTGAAGTTGTTGAAGAAGGGAAACCCGCGAAAGTTGCAGTACCGACTCGTTTCTGTTGGAGAGGATTACATCATTCGCAACGTCCGGCAGGTTGACAAAGAGCTTCTGCCGGACTGGATGAAGAAACTGGCCGAGCCGAAGAAAACCTATCCCGATGGCTTTCTGATGGCTGAGTTCAACAAGCTGATTCGTGAGGTGCGCCATGCATGAGTATTTCCCCGCAACACGACTGGCAATGCAGTTGCCGACAGAGAACCCGGCAACCACAGCGCTGCTTGATGAATCTATCGACGTCATCCTCACGCTGAGCCTGTGCGACAAAATCCATAACGGCTCGCCAAAGATGATTCGCAGCTGCTGCAAAGAGCTGGCGAAGAAAGCACAAGCGGCGCCGGTGAAGAACTTCATCGCCACGGTAGCAAAGCAGGCTTATCCCGCCGGCCATATCACTCGCAAGTTTCGCGAACTGGTACAGAGCGAAGCAAAGCTGAAAGCTGACCTACAGGCAGACGGATTGTGGAGGGAGCCATGCGACAAAGAGTGAGCATCACACAGAAAGCCCTCGATAACCTCAAGTTCCGCGTCACCCACCGTAAGCCCCGCAAGAAATCAATCCCAACCGCCAGCCAGATAGCCACGTTTGATTACGTAGGCGGCCTGTTGCGAGCTAAATGGGACCGGATGAGGACGGCACGATGAGCGAACCAACAGAACAAATCTGCGCTGACTGTGGAATCCCGCTGCTACCAGACGAGACCTTTGTCTGCTCTGACTGCTGTGCTTTCTACACGATATTCAGAGACCCTAACTATTACGACATAGGGGGTGACAATGCCAAAGGCGATTAAAGCGCCGAAGCCGAAGAAGTGCCGTATCTGCCCTGAGAAGTTTATCCCCCGCAATTCCCTGCATATCTGTTGCTCCCCATCATGCGCTTACAAATACGCAACCCAGCAATCTGAACGCAAGAAGAAGCGTGAAGAGGCTGAGCAGCGAAAGGCATGGAACAAACGTAAAGCCGATGTTAAGCCGTTAAGCCACTGGATGAACATGACCCAGCGGGTATTTAACGACTACATCCGGGCTAGGGACGGGAATATCTGCATCAGCTGCGGAAGCACAACGGCAGTCAGCTACCACGCCGGGCACTATCGAACGACGGCGGCAGCATCACAGCTTCGGTTTAGCGAGGATAACGTTCACAGCCAGTGTCACGCCTGTAACGTTCACCACTCCGGCAATATCGGGCCATACCGTATCAGCCTGATTAGCAAAATCGGCCTTCAGCGCGTCGTAGCGCTCGAATCTGACAACAACCCTCACCGATACACCCGTGAAGAACTGGACGCTATCAGAACGCGTTACAGAGCTTTGCTGCGTGAACTGATTAAGCAAAGAGAGGAAGCAGCATGACTGACTATCTCATAGAAAAATGGCGCCTTCTTCGCATGTATAAGGCCCGTCGGATGTTTGAAATCAACTACCGCATATTGCGCAACACAGCGAAAATCATGGGGGCAAAGCATGCAAGCTGAAGCACTGACCCAGTTAGCTCAGGTGATGCGCAAATCTGACCTGAAGAAGCGCTACCTCAAGCCCGTAAAGCTCATAACCCCTTTGCAATCCGCATGGGTGCGTTGCCTGCTTGATGTGTGGGGTGAGAAGTACGGCGGCCACGTAGGGCCAGATTCAGGGAAGTGCAGCGTTATCGGACGTCTGATGATTCGCCAGGAGTGGAACGATCGGGAATCAGAGAGGATTATGGATGTAGTAAACAATCTGCATAAGCAGGGATATCGCGGAGATGAGCTGTTCATCAAAGCGAAGCAGCTCATTAACCCGCAACACTCAGTAAGCAATCTTCTCGACCGCGCCAACGAGCAGGAAGATGCTGACCTGGTTGAATCTGTCATCTGCAGTACGTTCGCACCTGATAACCCGATTCGTCATGTAGCCATTAAATACTACTGCGAACGCAAATGCGCGCAAGACATTGCGTATGAGCTTTCTCGACTGACTGGCATTCATGTTGAATCTAGCAGGAAGCGAATTAGATGGTGTCGGGAATTGCTTGAGGCATCCGTATATCACGCGATAATGCGCGAAATGAATGGGATAAATCACAAAATTGCAGCTTAAATGTAAAAAGATGCAAAAATAATTTGAAAACGAGACGAGCACCTGGTACATTTCTGGTATGCTCGTGACAGAAGTCGTTGAGCAACAGAATTAAAGCCCTGACCTAACCGTCGGGGCTTTTTGTTTCTGCACAACAGGTAAGCTGCCTGACGTGACATTGCTTTGCAATGCTTGTGTTGTGAAACAGGGTTTTTTTCGTTGTGGTGAATACGTAGGCTGATATGCGCAGAGCGGGATGTGCTTTGAGGGTGTACCGACCATTAAGTGCGTAAACAAAGCAAGCCGGAGATCAGCACCGGCCATCACAGCAACATCTGAGCCGTAGCCTCTGTCCGTCCGTCGAGTGACTGCTACGCTGCAGCCTTCTAATTCTCCCCGTGACTGACGAGTCAGGTAGTTACCGCTTTTGCGTCGGGGTATCAATTTCAGAGGTCGCCAGTGTGCGGCCTTTTCTTTTGCGCGCCACGCTCGGCGCGTTACACCACAGAGCCTTTCAGGGGTAAGCCGTAGGGATTAATCTGTATTTAGGTTTGACCTGCTTGTTTCGAAGTATAGTAACCTCAGCCGTCGTCAGAACAATGGACAGTACCGGCTTCCGAATCTGGATGCAGGGAAAGCGACTGGCGGCGGCACCGTTATGGCTTGATCCTTTCTGAAGTAAAAAAGCGCCTCTTCAATTCCTAAAGAGGCGCTATAAAGATACACGTTTCTATTTACCAGAAATTTTCTTTCTGGCTGCTTAACCGTAGCAATGACTTAACGTTTTCTTGTCACTAAAAATGCGGTGAGTCCTTTTTTTACCCATATTTACGTTACATCAGGCTCGCTTCGGCGGGCCTTTTTTATTTTGCGCACGACGAATCCCATCCAACACTCCTCGTGATCCCTTGTCGTCGATGCGCATTTTGTTCCTTTCAACAATGACACACAGCCACCCCGAAGGCGGGAGGTGGAGATGAAACGTATGCCCGAAAAAGATCCTGGGTTCTGGGCAAGCCTTATAGCCTGGCTCTATGCCCACAAAAACGAATCCGGTTATGCAGGCCTTGCGGGTGTAATGGCTCTCCTCCGCGCGACATACATCGGCAAAGAGACGTGGCCACGACGCATGCTTGATGCAGCGATGTGCAGCTTCTTTGCTTTCTTCCTTCAGCCAACGCTGCAGGTGATTGGCTCTGTATTTAACTGGAACTTCAGTGAAGACACGACTCGCGTTGCTGCTGTTTTCCTTGGCTTCCTTGGTGTGGATTACATCTCGTCGAAAATCCGGCGCCAGATTGATAAACGATTTGGAGACAGTGATGTTAACAGCCAGTGAGTTTCAGAAAGCTGCCGGCGTCAGTGATGTTCTGCGCGATGCCTGGTACACAAACATTGCAATGGCGATGAGCAAATACGGCATTAACACGCCGCTGCGTCAGGCTCATTTCATTGCACAGACCGGCCATGAATCTTCTGGCTTCCGCAAGGTGGAAGAGGGACTGAACTACAGCGAAAGCGCTTTGCTTTCCATGTTCAGTAAGCGCATTACCCCGGCACAGGCCAAGAAGTACGGCCGCAACGAGCTTCACGCTGCCGACCAGAAGATGATCGCGAGCATCATTTACGCGAACCGGAACGGCAATGGCGATATCGAATCAGGTGACGGCTATCGCTATCGCGGGCGTGGACTGATTCAGATTACCGGCAAGGCTAACTATGCCGCTCTGGTAGAACAGCTTGGTGCTGACGTGGTTAGCAATCCTGACCTGTTGACCGGATACAAGCTGGCTGCCGAATCGGCTGCGGCATGGTGGAAGAATCACGGATTAAATGAACTTGCTGATTCTGATGATGTTACCCGCATCACCAGAATCATTAACGGTGGCACTAACGGTTTAGATGACAGGAAATCCCGCCTCACAAAGGCTAAGGGGATTCTATGCTCAACGTAATCAGCTTCATCCGAAATTACTCACACATCATCATTATCGGCCTCGTCTGCATTGCGTTGTGGGGATTGAATGCCCGCAATGGCCAGTTGATGGCAACTAACGACAGGCTGGAAAAGCTGGCAAACAGTAAAGACGAACAAATAAACGACCTGCGATCGAAAAATGATGACCTGGCATCCAGCGTTGATGCTCTGGTCACTGCAGTAAATCAGCAAAATGCCGTCATGTCTCAGGTCACTGAGCAACGGGCTTTAACAGCACAGCAAAACAGGAAGCTCCAGAATGAAATCAAGCGCTACCTGGCAGCGGACAAGTGCGCTGTCGCTCCTGTTGACAGCAATGCTGTTGACCGGCTGCGCGAAGCAGCAAAGTCCGCAAGTGGAGTACAGGGCGATAAAAAGTCCGCAAATCAGCCTGCCGGCGGAGCTTACCAGCCCCATTGATGTGCCACCAGTGACTGAGAATCTGACATTTGGCGAAAGCGTTGAGCTTAATGCAGAGCTGTATGGCGTGATTGGTCAGTGCAATATTGACCGGGCCGCTATCAGGAAGATTGAAATCTCCAGATCGCAGTGACAACCCGCACGAAGATTCACCCTTAGTAACAGAGCAATATCAGCCTCGCAATAGCGGGGCTTTTTTATTACCACAACCAAGAGAAACAACAATGCTAACTATCAAGACGATCAACAAAGATAACGACATTTCAGTTTTGCAGGCAACCGGCGACGTGAGCTTCGTTCGTGAATCGCGAATGATTTTCTTCCGGGGCTGGTCAGGCGGTGACGATGAAATGATTCTGGATGAGGGAGAGGTTGCTTACGTCTGCAATGAAAAAGGCGTGACAGTCGCCATCTTCCAGTAGTCGCTATCAGACCCTGCGTTACAAAGAACACCATAAGCCTGACTTCGGTCGGGCTTTTTTGTACCCGCAATAAACCGCGCCATGCCCGGCGCATTCAAAAGCATAGAGTCTTACAGAAACAAGCCTTGGAGAAACGCTGGTTTAGGCCGGTAGCCGTCTCTATGCGCTGGCGTTTCTGGGCAACAAGGCTCGTTTCTATAAGGTAACTACCGCATGAAAGAACTGAAAGTTATTCCAGAGTTTGATTTTCGCCAGTTAGTGACAGCTGCCGATGGGGAGCCAGTAACTGATACTTTCCAGATCGCAAAAGCTTTCGGCAAACGACATCAGCATGTAATCCGAGCAATTGAAAACCTGCAATGCTCTGCTGAGTTCTCGACGGCCCATTTTTGGGCTTCCGAGAAAATCAATGACTTAGGTATTTTTGATAAAAAGCAGAAGTTTTACCGTATGGACTTTAGTGGCTTTGTGATGGTGGTAATGGGCTTTAGTGGCCCGCATGCCGCTCGCGTCAAGGAAGCTTATATCAATGCCTTCAACTGGATGACGGCAGAGTTGAGAAAGTACAGCGAAAGCTACGAAGCGGAGCGTAACGCGGTAATGCTGGAGTACATGAAAGAGAAGGACGTAGCCAGCATGTCAGGAAGACTTCTAAATCGCTGGGGTCGAGTTAAGAAGCCGCAATTACTGGCCCGTATCGAACGGCTTGAGCAGCAAGGTCAGATCGGTTTGCCCGGCGTAGCAAAATGACCAAAAGCGAAAAACAGCAACTGGAAACCATCTGTCGATACCTAAAGGATGGTTTTCAGGATTTAAATTGCGGTCGCATTGCGATAGGCATGTCTAATGTCGAAAAGGCAGAGGTTCTTCTCGATGCCCTCCTGGCAATGGAAGACGCAAAGCAAAGAAAGACCAACTGAGAGCCTATTTCACAACGGCTCTTTGTCCGCTGCTGGACGTGCGCCTGAACTACCTCCTACACTTTGTAACGTGTCTCATAAAAAAGGAGGATTCATGTCTG